AAGCCCACTACGCCGATCGCTTCTAAGATGATCGAAAAGGGCCTTGCTGGAAAAGTTTTCGTAAAAGATGCAGATGGCTCCTACATCATCCTAGGTAAAGACGCAATTGAGAAAGCAGTGGAGCGTAATGACTCTGCTAAGCGTCCCATGTACAGAGGCGTTGTCTCTTCCAAGGAAAAAGACGCACGTCGTGTTCTCTCGTATATACTTAAGGAAGTTGCTGGGAAGGCCACAAAGAAAGGTGAGAAACTCGTCTTCTGTGTACCAGCACAACCAGTAGATCAGGAAGATGATGATTTTGATGTTGGCTACCATGAGGACGTTGTCAAGAAGGTCCTCGAAGAATGTGGTTATGAAGCTCGGGCGATCAATGAAGCAGAGGCGTTATGTTACTCGGAGCTTGCGGACGATGACTATACCGGTGTTGCCTTGTCTTGGGGCGCGGGTATGGTTAACGTTTGTGTCATTCTAAACGGAGAGCCTATCGTTAAGTTCTCCACAACTAAGTCTGGGGACTGGGTCGATCGCATGGCTGCTGTTGCTACCGGTGAGACTGATTCTGTTGTTCAGGCAGAGAAGGAACAGGGCGACTTCACGATTGGAAAGCCAAGCGACAATCAGGTCCTTGCTGCAGTGTCTTCTTATTATGATCGCCTCATCGACTACACCACGAAGCAGCTAACTGCTGCCATGGACGGTCACAAGGCTCTTCCTAAGTTTAAGGACCCACTACCAGTAGTCGTTGCAGGCGGCACCACGAAGGCCAAGGGGTTCGTTTCTCACTTTGAGAAGAAGTTGAGAGAGAACAATTTCCCACTGCCTGTTAAGGAAGTTCGTCATGCGTCCGATCCTCTTCATGCCGTGGCACGTGGCTGCCTCATTGCATCGCAGATTCTCTGATGGACACTGAAGTAACGTGGAAGGTCTCGGAAGACTTTAACGGTCTTCTCGAGGCCATTCTTACTTGCAAACGGGAACTTACGAAGCATTGCTTTGCTAAGTTTGGATCTGCAAAGATCTTGGAATACAAGGTCTGTGCTCCTCATAAAGTATGTGAACTACTACTTCTCAGTGATAAGCAAACTCCTGTCAAGAGCAAGGAGTTTAACTCTTGCTGTCACAAAGCAGTCGCCAATTTTGAGCAGTTTCGACTTTATAGAACAAAGATGTTTGGAGATGGAAATATTCGTCTTGAAGCGCTGTTTGATATTGGCGAAGGTGTAGGAAAGCACTGGTACGGCAATATCACGATTGCTTGAAAAACATGTGAATGAGAAAGTAGAATCGAGTCATGCCTGACGAGAGACCAATTTTCATTGTGGACGGCATGAACATGTTTTTGCGATCCTACTCAGCTTTCCCACAAATGTCTTCACACGGATATCAAATGGGAGGCTGTGTAGGATTCCTCAAGTCTCTGCAGCGCCTTTGCAGAGAGTATCAGCCAAGAAGCGTGTACATCACCTGGGAAGGCGGAGGATCTCAAAGACGTCGCAAGATATACCCAGAATATAAAGCGAATAGAAAACCAGGTAAGCTTAATCGATTTTATGCCGACGATATTCCCGATACTGAGGAGAACAAGCAGCATCAACTCATAAGTCTTCTCAGCATGCTCAAGAACGTGCCTGTATGTCAGGTATACGTCTCTGACTGTGAGGGCGATGACATAGTTGCATTTCTCGTTCGTGGTCCTTTTAGAGAAAAGAACGTGGTTGTCATATCTGCAGACAAAGACATGTATCAGCTGTTGGGATCGAAAGTGAAGATCTATTCACTATACAGAAAAAAGTTCATCACTGATGAAGACCTTTTCGAAGAATTTCGAATCAGAGCACACAACTTCGCACTTGCGAAGTGTTTGTGTGGTGACGACTCAGATAACATACCTGGCATTCAAGGTCTTGGATTTAAGAGCGTAGCAAAGAAATTTCCAATGTTAGGCAGCGAAGACACCATTATTTTGCAAGATCTTATCAGTTACGCACATACTCAAAAGGGAATTCTTTACAAGCGAGTCATAGAAGAATCCAGTGTTGTCACTAGAAATTGGCAACTAGTCCACCTGGACGGAAGTATGTTGTCAGGCGATCAGATGAAACGTGTAGAACATGCTGTGGATACATTTAAGCCCACAGTAAATAAGATGGGTCTCATCAAACTCCTGCTGAAGGAAGGCATTAGCGATTTTGACTACGAGGGATTCTTTTACGATCTCTCATGCGTCGACGGTCTAAAGTTCACTTCGGAGAATAAATGATGCAAGAAAACGAAAATAAGATTAACGGAGTTTCCTTTGGTCAGTTTGGAAAATCCTTTCAAGAAAAGCTTTGTCAGGCACTTCTTGTTGACAACAAGTTCTCTGAGCAGATGATGGAGGTTGTTGACATCTCCTACTTTGAGGTTAATTACCTCAAGTTCCTGGCCGACAGGTACTTCGCATATTCTCGTAAATACAAGGTTTACCCATCCCTTCAGCTCCTTGTGACTATCATCAAGGACGACTTGAAGTCGGGAACCGATGTCATTCTCAGAGATCAGATCATCGATTATCTTCAACGCATGAAGGCAAACCCAGATCCAGGAGACCTCCAATACGTCAAGGAGAAGTCTCTTGAGTTCTGTCGTAAACAAGCCTTGAAGAAGGCTCTTGAATCTGCCGTCGACCAGATGCAGGCAAACAAGTACGAGTCCATCGTCGAGACGATTAAGAAGGCAGTTCAGGTTGGTACAGCTCCTTCTGTCGGTCACGACTTCTTCAACGAGATGGATGCCCGTTTCACTAAGCTAAAGCGCGACACAATCCCAACTCGTCTACCAGAACTCGACAAGAAGGAGATCCTCAACGGTGGCAGTGGCAAGGGTGAACTTCTCTGTGTCGTCGGCGCCTCCGGTTCCGGTAAGTCACACTGGCTCACGATGATTGGAGCCAATGCTCTCCGTGAAGGAAAGAACGTTCTCCACTACACGTTCGAGCTATCTGAAACAGCTGTGGGTATTCGTTATGACTCCAATCTCTGCGACATCGATTCAAACGAAGTCATGGATAGAAAAGACGAGGTTGCAAAGTATTACGATGAGACTCGTCTTGGAAGACTATTCATCAAGGAATATCCAACAAATACTGCTTCAGTTTATACTTTGAAGTCACACATCGAGCGATTGGATTTGAAAGGGTTTAAGCCTGACATCGTCATCATTGACTATGCAGACATCATGAGGTCTTCTCGACAGTTCGACTCTCTTCGTCATGAACTCAAGCTCGTCTATGAGGAATTGCGTGGTATGGCAATGGAAATCGGCGTTCCCATCTGGACGGCATCTCAGTCCAACAAGGACGGTGCAAACAGTGAAGTCATCGACATGACGAACATGTCTGAGGCTTACGGCAAGGCAATGATCTGCGATGTAATCGTATCTGTTTCACGTCGCCCCCACGAAAAGGCAGGTGGGTGGGGCCGTCTATACATTGCAAAGAACAGAGCTGGTAGAGATGGTCTAGTCTATCCTATAAAGATCAATACAGCAAGAAGTAAATTTGACATTACAGGAGAGTCTGATTCTCCCGAAGTTAACAGCATCGCAGTGGAAGATGAACAAAAGAAGGCAATTCTTTCCAAGTGGAAAGAACTTAAGAAGGATTTTGGAAAACCTGCGTCCGAAGTGTGATATAATTGAGTTCTGAAACTTGAGTGCAATTATCGACTCGACGAAATAGTTATAAACCCGTCATTTGGAGACATTTTTAAACATGATTAAGTACACACAGGAAGAAGCTTACGCAAGTTCGTTGGAGTATTTCGGAGGCGACGAGTTGGCTGCCTCTGTGTTTCTCTCCAAGTATGCTCTGCGAGATTCAACTGGTTCTCTCCTCGAGAAGGCACCGGCGGACATGCACAGGCGTCTCGCCAAGGAGTTCGCTCGCATCGAGGCGAAGTACCCAAACCCGCTCAGCGAGGAAGAAATCTTCGAGTACCTGTCGAAGTGGGAGATCGTTCCACAGGGTTCTCCCATGTCCGCGATGGGCAATCCCTACAAGATCCAGTCTCTCTCCAACTGCTTCGTCATCGCAGCCCCTGAGGATTCGTATGGTGGCATTCTCTTTGCCGATCAGGAGCAGGCTCAGATCATGAAGCGCCGCGGCGGCGTTGGCTTTGACATCTCCACCATTCGTCCGCGAGGCATGCACACTGCGAACGCAGCTGGTACGACAGACGGCATCGGTGTCTTCATGGAGCGTTTCTCCAATACCTGCCGTGAAGTCGCTCAAGGCGGCCGCAGAGGCGCTCTCATGTTGACCGTCTCCGTTAATCATCCCGAGATCGAGACATTCATCAACATCAAGCGTGACCTTAAGAAGGTTACCGGTGCAAACATCTCCATTCGCCTTACAGACGACTTCATGCAGGCCGTCAAGGACGATTCCGAATACACCCTTCGGTGGCCAGTCGATGCATCGCCTTCTGATGCCAGGGTTACTAAGGTGGTCAAGGCCAAGGAAGTCTGGGACCAGATCATCGATGCAGCCTGGACCTCAGCTGAACCAGGTCTCCTCTTCTGGGACACGGTCAAGAAGGCTACACCTACAGAGGCATATGCTTCTCTCGGTTACGGCTCTGTCTCCACCAACCCATGCGGTGAGATCGTTCTCTCACCTTACGATTCCTGCCGTCTCCTCCTCCTCAACCTCGCCAAGTTCGTGAAGAACCCATATGATGCAGGTGCCACTTTTGATTACGTGGCATTCGGTCGGGCCGCAAAGGTTGCTCAGAGGCTGATGGATGACCTCGTAGACCTCGAACTCGAGGCAGTGGACACCATTATCTCCAAGATTGAGTCGGATCCGGAGTCTGAAGCTGTGAAGCACGCAGAACTCGCCCTGTGGCGCAAGATCAAGGATGCAGCTTCGAAGGGTCGCCGTACAGGCCTCGGCATTACTGCCATGGGCGATGCTCTTGCAGCACTCAACATCCGCTACGGTTCTCAGGAATCGGTGGACAAGACCGAGGAGATCTACAAGGTTCTCGAGGTGAATGCCTATCGCTCTTCCGTTCGAATGGCCGCCGAACGTGGCGCCTTCCCTATCTTCTCCCACAAGCTCGAGGCGGAGCACGAGTTCATTCAGAAGGTGATCTCGGCAGATCCAGAGCTTCGTTCAGATTACCTGAAGCACGGCCGCAGAAACATCGCCCTCACTACAACGGCCCCGGCAGGTTCGGTCTCGTGTCTCACGCAGACAACCAGCGGTATTGAACCGGCATTCCTCGTTTCCTACACACGCAGGAAGAAGGTCAATCCAAATGATGTTGATTCTCGTGTCGACTTCGTGGACCAGTTGGGTGACAAGTGGCAGGAGTACAAGGTCTACCACCACGGCTATAAGAAGTGGATGGAAGTCACAGGCAAGGGCGATGTGATCGAGGAGTCTCCATACTGGAAGGCTACATCCAACGATGTCGACTGGGAGATGTCAGTGAAGCTTCAGGCCGCTGCTCAGAAGTGGGTGTGCCACTCTCTCTCGAAGACCTGCAACCTTCCAAATGACACAACCAAGGAGACTGTTGCCCAAGTTTACATGGCAGCTTGGGAATCAGGTTGCAAGGGCTTCACGGTGTATCGTGACGGTTGCCGCACCGGTGTCCTTGTTTCCGATGCTCCAAAGGCAGAAGAAAAGAAGGCTGACGGACAACCCACGGGCATCACAGAAAACCACGCACCAAAGAGGCCTAAGGAATTACAGTGTGATATTCACAGAATTAACGTGAAGGGTACGTCAGGTTCTGAAAGTTATCTCGTCCTCGTCGGCATGATGGATGACAAGCCTTATGAAGTCTTCTGTGGCCTCTCCTCGCACGTTGAAGTACCGAAGAAGGCGAAGCACGGAACACTCATCAAGAACGGCAAGAAGGATGGTGTGGCGACATACAACCTCTCCATTCCTGTCGGTGATGATGACGTTGTTGTCTTCAAGGATGTGGTCGAGCTCTTCGCCAATCCACTCCACGGAGCATTCACGCGTTCACTTTCGCTGGCCCTCCGCCACGGTATTCCCGTCCAGTATGTCACTGAGCAGCTTCAGAAGGACAAGCACAGCGACATGCAGAGCTTCTCAAGAGTCATCGCTCGAGTTCTTAAGAGCTATATCCCAGATGGAACGAAGTCTACTTCCGACAAGAAGTGCTCGTCTTGCGGAGCTACAGACGGTCTCGTCTATCAGGAAGGTTGCTTAACGTGCAAATCCTGCGGAAATTCCAAGTGTGGGTGAATAGTTAAGTTCGGAGTCGAAAATGAAACTTACCCAGAGACAACTTGAGAAGATCACAGGCCTCATCAACGAGGAGGCAGAAGTTAGAAAGAACCTCCATGAGAGCATGTACGAGAACAGGAAGAAGTCTGTCGCGCAGGAAAGTTTTCTCTTTGAGAATGCAGATCCAAGTGACATGCCTGGTCAGCTCGTTGCAGCGCTCGATGACGAGATGACAAATTATTCACAGCAAGTTCTTACACCCATTAACAAGAAGGTCTACGCTGAACTTTCAAACATGTATTACGACTTGACTGGAAAGACCGTCAAAGCTGATATACTGAGAGACAATCTTGAGGAGTTTAACTCCTATGAACTTGAGATGGAGCTTGTGACAGATATTAAGATGGCTATCGACAGATACGTTCTCGCTCTTGGCAAACTTGCCGTTGAAGAATCAGGAGTTAATTCTCCTGAGGGAATGGAATGAAGAAGCAGCAAGCACTTAAGCAGGTGATTGCCTCGGAAGTGAAGTCTATCCTCAAAGAGGACTATGCCCGAGGCATTCCTGATTTCGCACTCTCTCAGGTTGCATCTGATGCAACTGAAGGTCTCAAGCGTCATCTTCGTAGACACATCAGCCAGATGTCAAAAGATCCTGCCAAGCAACGACAGATGCTTGCATCTGCAAATTCTGTCCTTCAAGAGCTTGAGAAGGAAATGAAGGAACTTCTCGAAGAGAAGTTATTGAAATTCGTACGCAGCGTATAGTAATATGGCGTTATGCCACAACAACCCAACAGAGTAGAACTTATTGGTTTCTACGGTGGAGATGAGTCGCACGCATTGTCAGCATGGACCTCCACCTCTCGTGATTTAACAGACGAGAAACGTGAGAGAATTCCCAAGCTCTTGAAGATGCTCGCTGAAAACGGACATGAGACACCCTTCGAGAAGTCGTCACTCCACTTCCTCTGCACCACCGAGATAGCCACACACATCCATCTCATCAAGCACCGAATTGGAGTCTCTGTCAATGGCGAATCTGCCCGTTATAAGGAACTGAAGGACGATAAGTACTACGTTCCCACCGATTGGGATGCGGAGGAGAAGACAAAGTATGTGGAACACATGGAGGCATCTCTCTCCAAGTACCATGAGGTGTTAACTCGTCTGGAGAAGAAGGGAGTTCCTCGGAAGCGTGCCAAGGAGTCTGCTCGAATGTACGTTCCGTATGGAAACCAGCTCACCGCCGACGTGATGTTCAACTTTCGATCCTTCGTTCATTTCCTTCGGTTACGTTACTCCACGCATGCACAGCTTGAGGTTCGTGACCTTGCAGGTGACATGCTCCGTCTCGTGAAGGAGACAGGACAGTTTGATGCCACACTTGAGGCGTTCGGTCTGTTAAAGGATGGACAACTGAGGGGACCGTTCGAATGAGTAAGATCATTGTGATTGAGGGACCTGATAGGGTTGGTAAAGCTACACAGAGCGCGCTCCTGTGCGAGTATCTTTGGCAGTGCGGCAAGAAGGCAAAGGTTGTCGAAGTTCCCATTCACGATGAGATGACCTACAAGGCCATTTATTGGATGCTTGAGAAAGGACATGCCAAGAAGTTTCCTAGAGTATTCCAGTTGACCCAGTTTCTAAATAGATGGTTGTTCCAGACGAAAGAACTCTCTGATCTTGATCATGTGTATGACTATCTCATCTTCGACAGGTGGAGTCTGTCAACTACTGTCTACGGCAAAGCCGCTGGAGTTGATGACGGATTCGTGAATTACTTTTATAAAAAGTTGAGAAAACCTGACTTCACTCTCGTGCTTCTTGGTGAGCCTCACAAACATGAACCTGAAGATGTTTACGAGAAAGACGCAAAGCTTCAGGAGAATGTCAGAAAGCTATACGCTGACTGGGTAAACAAACATCCTAAGGAGGCGCATGTGGTTGCGTCAGACCGTCCAAAAGAATCTGTGTTTACAGAAATAATCGTGGTATTAAAGACTACAAGAAACATTCCGGCATAAAGGAGAATTAAATGAGTTACAAGATTTCAGACAGCGTTGCAATGAGAATGATCCAGATCTTTCAGGAAGCCGTCATCTTCGGTATCGACGGTGCTGACCTACTCCGACAGGTCCGTCTCGTGGAGGATCCAAAGGAAGAGGGAACTCTCACTCTCGATTCCGAGTACGTCAAGCTGGTCGCAGAGATGCACGAGAAGTCACTTGCCGAAGCTGCAAAGAAGCAGGCAGAGGCAGAGA